TTACATTCGCTCTTTCTTTACGCTTCCTTTTACAGCATAAAATGCACGAATAATTCTAAGGGGATATTCACGAGGATCGTATTTCGGATTCTCACTTTCTAAACTCACATGAAGGTCATCGGAACCTTTGCGCACATACTTTATATTAACATCTCCATTATCAAACACTACCACGTAAGGATGTCCGAATACTAAATATACGAAATCAACATGTTTTATACCTATTACATCTCCTGCTTTGTATTTTGGATACATACTATCCCCATACACATTTATAAAGGTAACATCATCTCCAAAATTAGGTATATATACAGGGATACGCTGCATTTCATCGTTAAAATTAGCAATATCAAACCCAGCTTTTGCATATACTTCAGGGTAGTAGTAACCAGTAGGCTTCCCAATAGGACTTCCTATTGCATCTTCTTGAAAGTATTCCCTTACTTCATTGACGTATTTCTCCAAAGCATTCCTATATTTTGCGGGCAGGTCGGAAATACCTTGTTGAGCTTCTTTGAGCACCTTTACAGGTATTTTTGTCTTTTCGTATATGTCTGTCAGGGTAATATCATAGCCTTTACGTTCATCTCTTAGGAATAGTACTAAATCGTCTTCGTCTTCGTCTTCCTCCTCTGGTACAACTTCTTCTATCTGTGGGACAAGCATGGAGCCTTCTCCAAGTAGTAACCAAGCCTTACTAAGTTCGGGAAAATTAGGAGCAATTTTTTTATCAAACATTTCATTTTTTATCCCTTTACGAATATTATTAACATAACCATTTGATATTCCACATTGTTGCTCAAATTTACTTTGACTTATTCCTTTATATTTTAAGAAATCAAGCAATCTATTTTTTACAGAATTTTGTTCTGTATCTGAATTATCTTTCATACTTTTGTGTTTTAATTAAAAATTTGTTTGTTATCTTGAAATCATCAAAACAAAGACGTTTTAGAATTCGTATTTGGATTGTAACTGAAATTCTTTTTTTAGGAAATATTCTATGATCTGTTATACACCTTTACCACTAAAATCACTTCTTTAATATATTAACAAACTTGTTATAGACATCAGGATTTTGCAAATCATTCCAATATACTTTTTCATAATTATATCTATCAAAAGAACCTTTCTTTAGATAAATAATTAGACCAAACTTATCACAAAGGATAATCTTTTCACTTTCTAATAAGTTAGCATAGGAACGAGCTTGTTTAAATGCGTCTTCTATTTCCTTATTATTTTTCAGATGATATTTAGCCTCAATAAGTATCTTTGCTTTCTCGTATCCTCTTTTATTGTCGTAATGTAAGGCATAATCAGGATATATTCTGTTACCTCTACCTGCCTTTATTGGTAATTGTCTTATGAAATCTTTGTTTTCAGAATATCCTATCTGGTTCAGATAATATTCTAATAATTTCACTTCCACATCTCTTTCATTATGCAATTCAATTCCCTGAGGAGGTTCAGGCGCTTGTAAGGTTGGTAATACAGATGTGTCAAACCCTTTACTTCTTATCAGCTGCAATAAATGTGAGTAATCGTCATTAGATATAGCCCAACCGTTTACTCCTTGGAATTTTTTACGTATTAGAGGGTGTTTTGAAAAATATTCATCAGATTCTAATTCTTTCAGTGTTATGTATGGTATCTCAATTCCATCACCTATATAAGAATTGGCGTAATAATAGAAAAAAGGATCAACAACTCCATCTGTTTGCGCTCTCCATATATGAGTAATTGCACTAATAGGAGAAGTTTCATAATGTACTAAAATATCTCCTTTTTTAGTTTCAGGATTTGCTTGCCAAAATTTTACTTCTTCCAATCGTTCTTCCTCTGAGATTAACCCTCCTATGAACCACGCTTGAGTTGGCTTAAATATTTCCGTTTTTTCCTTGTTTACATAGTTAGGGGCAAAATCGTACAAGAAAGCACATAATTCATTAGGGGTAAGATTGTTTTCTATTCTAAACTTATAAAACACCTCACAAAGCTCAATGTAATACATACAACGAGCACGATAGTCGCTTTTCTTAGGTAGCTTTGGAAGCTCTATGTTAAAAGCATCAGCAATTTTGTTTAAGTCAAAAAATCGGTATGTAAATAAGTATGGGAATGTATACTCATAAGCTATTGCGTAAAAATAGAAAGATATTACTATGTGTAGATTTAGAAAAATCTGGTAGTCTTTTGGGTTTATAACATAGCCTTTTTTATCATTATCAAATATGAAATAAACTCCTTCATCTAAGCAAGTTTCAAACTCCTTTCTTACTTCCGAGAAGTCTTTAAAATCAAAACAAGGATTTCTATCAAGTGAGCTATCACCTATTTCTTGCATTATGCTTTCATAATCTCTTTTTTGTATCCATTTTCCATAGATAGGATTATACTTATTGATAACCTTTACATCATTCCAGAAAACATTATGATATTCAAAAAAATCAATAGTTTCTTTCCCTTGCCTACTTTCCTTGTATAAGTCCCAAATATATTTAGACAACACCATTTTACAATTATTTAAAAATCAACAGATTAAAAACTTTAACACTAATCACAGAGAAATTTTCTGTAAAACATTTTGTTTTTACAGAGAAATGTTCTAATTTTGCATCGTCAAAATGTAACAACAAATGTTCTACATTTTTACGATACAAAGATAATAATAAAAATGTAAATAACAATGAATAAAAAGAATAAAGTAAAAAAAAGGCACAAAGTTACGGGCAAGCTCTCTGAGGCTATCGCAGAAGAGATACTATCTAATAATAAGTTAAGCCTTCAAATAGCCCTTGAAATGGATAAGACACAGATAGCTGTACAGAATTCTGCAAGGCGTAGAAGTGATACGTTACTCAATGTAAGACTAATGCCTTTGTATGAGAGTTACGGATACTCAACAGAAGATGTAAAAGTAGAATAATTAATTATGAATAATACCGAGCTGAAAGGACATCTAAAAAGAAAATTAGAGCGTGTAACCGACCTAAAGTTATTCTTAGAGGGTACTGTTAGAATATTGGCAAGCGAGATTATTAGCCTTAACGAAGAACTTGCCCTTGTGGAAGGGGGCAAGTCTTCTATCAAACTGAAAGAAACCGTTGATATTTCAGATTACACGGGTAAATTTTACGCTGAACTTGAAAGAGCAAGACAAAACAGCGATTTATAAAAAAAGCCCCGCAAAGTCGCGAGGCCGTGGTATAACAAACAAAATTTTTAACATGGCAAAGATACTTCAAAAAATTTTCTCTTGCAAGCGAAAAGCAAAAAAAGTGCAAGACCAGCAACTACAAGTGATTGACGGCTATTTGTGCTACGAAAAGCGCCGTTACAATGAGCTAAACTACGAGCAGAAAGAGCAATATAACGATTGCTTTATCCCTCAAGCCGATAAATTAGCTTTTGAGAAACTCCTTAGAGAAACCCAATTAAAGTATGTATTATGAGAACAATGACTAATACCGAATTTGAGCGTGTGCTCAATGAAGAACGCAAGCAGCACTATTATTACAGCGATTTATTGGACTTGCACGAAGATGATAACAGGTCTTTCAGCTGCGAATTTATCACAGAAGACGATTACCCTGATGATTGGTATTGTGCTATCTATTACGATGTAACCACTCATTGCGAGGGCAACAATAATGAAAGCTCCCACAGTGTGGAGATACAGCATATATACATCAACTTCCAAGAGGTTAAGGTTACCGAAATGCAAGAAAACGTATTAACAATGGTACTCACCAATCGAGCCAATGAAGAATTTCAGTATAAAGAAACTGATATATACCCCGATTATGCAACTTCTAAAATGTGGTAACAATGAAAACAGCAGTAGAAAAGGGCAAATGCTATGAAATAGGCGATTGGCTTTTGCAAATTGACAGAATAGACGAGCACCATATATGGGGCTTTGGGGCTGATAATGATAGAGTGATAGGTTTTTTAGCCCTCCCTATTGATAGCCAAGTAACCCGTGAAGTACCTATTAATGACTATATCAACTATATAGATGTAGCAAGGCAAAATATAGCGGCAGAGTTTCGTGAGAGACTAAGCCAATACGAAGAATAACAATCAAAATTAGATAAAAATGAATGAGAACTTAATCACAGTACAACAACTCCCAGTGATCGTCTATGAACGATTGGAAAGCGTGGGGCAAGAAATTGACAAGCGTATCGCAGCGCTTGATTTAGACAAGCAACTCGTAACAGAGGACACTAAGAAAGCAGTTAAGGACACAAGGGCAATGCTCAATAAAGAGCTAAAGGACTTTGAAGAGCAGCGCAAACGTATCAAAGAGCAGGTAGTAGCACCTTATGAGGCTTTTGAAAAAGCATATAACTCCTTTATCAAGGTAAAATATGAGAAAGCCGATAACATTCTTAAGGTGAAAATTGATGAGTTTGACAGAAAGCTAAAAGCAGACAAAGAAGCACGTATCAGGGCTTATTTTACAGAGTTATGCCAAGCTAACAATATTGACTTCCTCCCTTTTGAAAGGCTTGGGTTAAACATAAGATTGAATGATACTGACAAGAGCTTGAAAGACATCGTAAATACCAATATTGATAACGTGGTTAAGAGCCTTGAATTTATTGAGAGCCTAACAGACCCCGACGAATATAAAGCGGAGATCCTCGCAGACTACAAGCAGACCCTTGATGTAATGAGGTCTATTAACAACGCAAAATATCGCAAGCAGCAACGAGAAGCCGAGTTACAGAGACTTGAAGCGCAAAAGGTACGAGCCGAGCAAGCAAGGTTAGCAGCCGAAGCAAGGGCAAAAGAAGTGGCTCCTTTGCAAGCACCTGAAGAAGTACCTACTCCAGCAATTCAAGAAGCACCTGCACCACCTCAAGAAGTCCCTGCTCCAGCGACTCAAGAAGTAACACCTGATTTGATAGTAACCAATTTCACCGTACAAGGCACCATGGAGCAACTCAAAGCCTTGAAAGCATATATCATTAGTAATAACATTAAAATCATAGAATAATGAGTACAACAATCACCACTACAGAGAAGAAATTAACATTAGGAAACTTCCTTAATCAAGCTAACACAGCCGACTTTTTGACAAAGACATTAGGGGCAAGAAAATCGGAATTTGTATCTAACCTCTTAGCCCTTTCAGATAGCAATAAAGAACTATTACAATGTGATAATACAGAGCTTATGAAGTGCGCATTGAATGCCACCGCTCTAAACCTACCACTTAACAAGAACTTAGGGTATGCGTATGTTATCGCTTACAAGGATTGGAAGACCCAAGAAGTACACCCACAATTTCAAATGGGATATAAGGGTTTTATTCAGTTGGCAATCCGAAGCGGTCAATACAGAACCATTAACACCTGCGAGGTAAGAGAAGGTGAGATTAAGCGTAATAAATTCACGGGACACACTGAATTTCTTGGAGAAAACCCTGAAGGCAAAGTCATAGGTTATTTGGCTTATATCGAGCTACAAAACGGCTTTCAGCAATCACTATATATGAGCCTTGAGCAGGTGCAGGCACACGTAAGTAAGTACTCCCAGAGTGGTATGGATAAAAAGACGGGGGAGCTTAGAGGAGTGTGGAGGAATGAATTTGATGCCATGGCAAAGAAAACAGTACTCAAATTGCTACTTAATCGCTACGGGGTGTTATCAGTAGAGATGCAGAATGCTATAGAGAAAGACCAGGCAGATAGCGAGGGGCGTTATATAGACAATCCGCAAACAGGTAGGTACGTACAAGATGCTGTTATCGTAGAACAAAACGAACCTACAGAGATTGTTGCTCAAGAAGAGCCAACAGCTCCCGCCCCAGCACCTTCGGAAAGTCCTAAACAAGTTGATTTTAAGAGCCTGTAAGTATGAAAACAAGTTATTTTACCCTTGGACAATCGCACGTATATCGTCTTAATGGACAAACCTTAGACCGTGATTGTGTGATTAAGATAACAGCCGAAAATCCAAGAGATGTAATGGTTGAGCATTTTGGCTTAGAGTGGGCTTTTGAATACGATGAACGCCCTGAAATGAGATACTTTCCACGAGGGGTATATAACCTAACTGACAACAAATGGGAATAGCACAAGTCATTAGTTCAGGTAGTGAGGGCAATGCCGTGATATACAACAATGCAATAATGGTAGATTGCGGCGTTTCTCTCAAAGCCTTAGAAGCAGTCAAACGTTCTTTGAAAATTGTACTCCTAACTCACAAGCACAGTGATCATTTAAAATTGCGAACCTTACAGAGGTTACAAGCTGAAAGACCTACTTTGCGAGTGGCTTGCGGTGCTTTTCTCTTAGATGAATTGCCATGTATCAAGAATATAGATGTATTGCAAGTGGGTAAGATATACGATTATGGGGCGTTTAAAGTGTCGCCTGTGAAGCTGTACCACGATGTGCCTAATTTCGGCTGGAGGATATTTTTAAAGCCCACAATAATAGACTTTATAAAGGGTAACTATGAGTATAAAATATTCCACGCTACCGATACAGTACATTTAGAGGGTATCAGCGCTAAAGGGTACGATCTCTATGCTATTGAGCATAACTATTGCGAGGAGTACATACAAGAAGCAATTGAAGAAGCACGAGCCAATGGCGAATATACGCACGCTTACGGCAGTATCAAAACACACCTGAGCATACAGCAAGCAAGGGCGTTTATTGAAGCAAATAGAAAGGAAAGCAGCGAGGTTTTGGAGCTGCATAAAAGTAGAAGTTTTTATCATTAGAATTAAAAAGACATGGAAATACAAGGACGCGTAAAACAGATATTCCCCTCTCAAACAATGGGACAAAACGGCTTTGAGAAGCGGGATTTGGTAATCATAACAGAGGATATATACCCACAAACGATCATCATCCAATTTACACAGCAGCGTTGCGACTTATTAGACAGCTTGCAAGTGGGACAAAGAGTGAAAGTGTATGTAAATATCCGCGGGCGAGAATGGACAAGCCCACAAGGAGAGACCAAGTACTTTAACACGATTGAGGCTTGGAAAATTGAGCTTGTACAGACTACTAATGTAACCAATCAGCAACCCGTACAGCAACCAGTTGCACAAGCAGCGCCTGCACCTCCTCCACAGAGAGCCACTCAGCAGGTACAACAACCGCAGCTCTTTGATAACCATGGGAAAGAACCGAACCCTGCGATATTCAACAATAAGGAAGATGATGGATTACCTTTTTAATTAAATAAGAGCAAGTATCAATCGGGATAATAGCAGGTTCGAGTCCTGCCTTGCTTTCAAAGATAATAACAATGAAAAAGATACAATTAATAACGATAATAGTATGCTTGTTTTTAGATTTTTTACTAATCATTAGTAAAGACTACGTTAGAGCAACTCACGCTATGGTAACAGCAATATTCCTTTCATTAATGCTAAAAGACGATGATTTTCAACGCAAGTAACGAGTTTGATATACAACGGGCAAAGGAGCGATTAGGTTACCTTATCGAAAAGAAAAAGACCTTTGAAATCACTGAAAAAAAGCCTAAACGTACCTACTCACAGAATAATTACATTCATCTCCTTTTTTCGTGGTTTGCATTAGAATATGGAGAGACCCCAGAATACGTGAAGCAAGATATATTTAAGAAGTTAGTTAATCCGCAAATATTCCTAACTGAATATGTGAATTATAAAACTGGAGAGGTAAGGGAAGCGTGGAGAAGCACAGCAGATTTAAACACAAAGGAAATGACAACCGCTATTGATAATTTCAGAGACTATGCCAGTAAGGAAGCGGGTATATACCTGCCAACCCCTGATGATTTAAATTCTCTCAATGAAATAGAAAGACAAGTGAATAATTTACAAGGGAGATATTATTAAGCAATTTTCCCCCCTCATTAAGCAAGGCAAAAAATCATTTCTAACTGTCTAATAACCAACGCAAAAAAGTAAATAAGCAAGATTTAAAAGAAAATAAGCAATGAAAGAAACCGTTAATCGTTTTGAGGAGGAGATTATCACAACCTCCAACCTATCTGAGATGAAGGATAAGTACTTAGCTGAGACGCTTTACCGAAAATGGCCTGAGAACTTCGTAGATGAAAGCACAGGGGAGCTGGTCAATATAGAACGCAAAGAGATAATCTTTGACCGTGGGACACTCTTAGACCATCACAGCTTAGAGGAGATTAATTTCTTCCTACAAAGTGGAGATATTACCGAGGTAAAAGTCAGTACTATACAAAGACAAGCAACCTTAGTCAATGGATGTGCTGCCACATGGGTAGCTGTGGCAAAGGTAATGGGAAAGAAACAAACCTTCTTCCTATATGCTAATAGTGTAGAGGTAGCTATGCAGATCCTCACGGACTACATAGAACAACGTTACCAAGGATATTTTGAAGTGTTATCACTCAAGGAACAAGAATATTTGTACATAGTAACCTTAACCAAGGATAGTGAAGAAGATGAAAAGGTCAATTGTTATATTGCTGAGATGGAGATGAAATATGAGCGTTACACAACTCGTAATAAATTCTTAGTAAAGGCTATCAATGCCGAGGAAACCAAACCTCTATGCATTGCGTTCTTTGATAAGTATATGCAGGATAAGGACAATCCTGAGCCTTATACAATGACACTGTTATCGGCAAAGATAATGAAAGTAGAAGCTGTGATTGACCATCTATTTTGCCATGTCTATATAGATAGAAGCAAAGGCAAAGGAGAACAAACAGCCGATAACGACTAACAAACCTAACATTGGAATATTATGTATCTCATGTCTAAGACATGGAGACCCCCGATAGGCAAGCACTCACGTTCGAGCCGTGAGCGGGGGCGAAGATTAAAAAATAAAGTAATGAGAACAATAAAATTCAGAGGGTTCAGTAACTGCAACAGCCAATGGACTTATGGAAACTTAGTAATTGTAGATGGTGAATATCATATAACAGACCAAGAAGAATGTGAAGAAGTATCTGATTATACATTGGTAGATGAAAATTCTGTCGGTCAATTCACAAGTTTATATGATAAAAACGGAAATGAAATCTATGAGAATGACATCTTACAACTGAAAAGAGATGGTAAAGAATACAACCCATTACTGGTGGTATATAGTGAAGTTTATGCAGGATTTTGTATGCTGTCTGAAAACACATTAAATAATGTCATTTATAAACCTCACAGACCCATTAATCCTAATTGGTGGGACGAATTTAAGGACGAAATAGAAATAATCGGGAATATATACGACAACCCTGAATTATTCAAACAATAAAATAACAACCGATTTGAAAGGAGATTGAGCGCGCGGCAATCTTTATCAAATCTCTAATTTCAAATCAAAAATGAACGAGTATCAAGAATTTTTAAAATCAAAGGAGCGAAAGACTATAGCGGCTGGCTTTGAGGTATCAGAGCAGCAGCTTAATAGCAACCTCTTTGACTTCCAACGTTACATTGTTGGTAAGGCCCTAAGAATGGGACGTTATGCAATATTTGCCGATTGTGGGTTGGGAAAGACCCTAATGCAATTGGAATGGGCGCACCAAGTAAGCGAGCATACAGGCAAACCCGTACTTATTCTTTGTCCGTTAGCAGTAGCGGGGCAAACGATACAGGAGGGGCAAAAGTTTGGTATTAAGGTAGAAAAATACCACAATAACGAACTGCTGAAAGGGGTGTATATCTGCAACTATGAGCAGCTGGATAACATAGATACGAGCCAATTCGTGGGTGTGGTGCTTGATGAGAGTTCAATCCTGAAGAACTTCACTGGCAAATATAAGAATGCCCTTATTGAGAGGTTCAAAGAAACACCTTACAAGCTCTGTTGCACTGCTACACCAAGCCCTAATGATCTTAACGAGATAGGTAACCATTCCGAGTTTCTCAATGTGTTAGATGCTCAGGACATGCGGGCTAAGTGGTTCGTGAGAGATGAGGGAATGAACAACTACCGATTAAAGGGGCACGCAACTCGTGATTTCTATGGTTGGATAAGTTCATGGGCTACTATGCTAACCAAGCCTTCAGATATTGGTTTTAAAGCTGAGGGGTACGAGCTTCCTAAACTCAACTACATAGAGCGACAGATACAGACCCAAAAGAAAGACAACGGCAAGCTCTTCAATGATGTATCAGTAAGTGCTACAGAGTTCAATAAGGAGCTTAGGATTACCCTACTACCACGCCTTGAAGTAGTGGCTGAGATCGTTAATAACTCCGATGAGACTTTCATCATTTGGGTTAATCAGAACGAAGAAGAGAAGAAAGTATTAGAGCTTATTCCTGATGCCGTGGCAGTGAATGGAAGTGAGAAGACAGAAACCAAGGAAAAGAAATTACTCGGCTTTGCTAATGGAGAATTTAGAGTGCTGGTAACCAAAAAGAAAATAGCCCAATTCGGCATGAACTTTCAGAACTGCCACAATCAGATATTTGCAAGTTTAGATTTCTCTTTTGAAAGCCTCTACCAAGCCATAAGACGCTCCTACCGATTTGGACAAACACACGAAGTAAATATATACCTAATAACAACTGACACCATGGAAAACGTAAGACTATCAATTGAT